GCTTCAGCCCGTCTCCGTCGGTGGTGAAAAGGAATCCGAGGAGTTCTTCGGCCAGGAGTACGACCTTCTCCGCGCGTCGGTGTGCTTCGACCGGGTGTAGTCGTTCCCATGCGATGCTGCGGGCTGTGCGTTTTATTCCCGCGAGGTAGTAGAGTACCCGGACTCGGAACTCGGCCTGCGATATTTTTGCGCATTGGAGGGCGTATAGCTGCTGCATCACGTAGTACACCTGGGGGCTGGTCATTTCGGAGTATGACGACGGGATGTTCGCCGAGAAGTTCGTCTCGGGAATTTCGATCCGGTTCATGGTCAGGTCATGAAATATTTTTTATCGCGGGAATTTTGCGGCACAAGGTCCGCTTCACGTACCGGTTGGCGGCGTTTCGTTACGGCTTTTTGGAGTTCTTTTTTGGCGTCGATAGCCTCGGACTCTACGGATTGCAGCAGCGCCTGGGTTGCTGCGTCGTCTATATTCCCGCCGCGGCTGCCTTGGAATGAGGCCGAGAAACGGCGGACGATCATTGTCGGCAGCACTTTGATCGACATGCGCTTTACGGCGGTAATTACGGCATAAAGCGGGACACAACGCTTTGCAGCCGCCAGTTGTTCGGCCAACTCTTCGGGCATGGGGGCCGTTTTCATTTTTTCGAACTCCTCGTCTCCGACTATGGGCCGGATGATGCGGTCCTGCACCTCCAGCATGAAGGGGACGAGGATGTAGAACATGCGGTGGGAATCTTCGAGGGGAAAAACCTCCTGGAAGGTGTCGAGGTCCTTTACGAAGCACGCCGCGAGTTTTTTCCGCAAAGGGGATTCTTGCCATTCGGAGACGGTATTTTCTTCCAAAAAAATGTAAAGGTCGTCGAGTACGCGATAGTATTTGTCGAGCAGGGCGTCGTCGTCCCGGTCGTATTGCCATTGCCAGGGCATTTTCTCGCTGCCCTCGTTGATTTTCACCTTGCGGCCCCCGTCCTCGTGTGATAGAGTGTTCTGCTGGTAGAATCGCACCATTGCCAACTGCGCTACGGGGGCTTGTATGGCTTTCAGTAGTCGTTGGTCGAGGGTGTCATTTTGTGTACCGAAGTCGGTGGAGTTGTAATATTTTTCGGCGCGGTCGAATACCTCCGGGCCGATCAGTCGCCGAACGACGCCGGCGGCGGACTTGATCTCGGACTCAATGGCCGAGAAGTCGTTGCTTCGGAAATAGTTCCCGACGAGGCGTTGCAGTTCGGCGGCCCCTTCGTTGTTCTTGTTGAAAATCATATTCTAATTGTTTCGGGTTCGGTTCTCCGGGGCAGTTTGCTCCTCGGCCATAAGGTTCTGGTGATAGAATCCGAGTTGTAGGTCGGTGTCCGGGAAATTGAATTTTATAGCCTGGTTGATCGGGTCCAGAATCACCATTTCGGGGATCGCAACATCGGATAGCTTGTAAATCTGGTGAGCGTAGAGCATTTCGGAGCCGGAGGCGAGTTTCCCGTTTACCATGATGTTCGTAAGCGAGGGGTGGAGCTGCATTCCGGAGGTGATCGCCGAGTTCGCTGCATCGCCGATTTTCAACTGCGACTCGACGAAATCTTTTATTTTCTGGTCCACGGCTTCAATCTTCCAGGAGCATAAATTGTGATCGGCGTCGTAGAAGTCTATGCTTTCGAAAAATTTTCCGGCGTTTTTTTTGCCGGACAATACCTCGGTTATGGTGTCCAATATTTCGGCTTTGACCTTTTCGAGGCGTGTTTCGATTTCTGCGGGTTGATCTTGAGGATAAAGTTCCTCTAATCTTTGTTTTTTCTTCTCCCAGTACCCGGCTGGGGAATGGATGTGATAGGCAAGGTTCAGACCGTTGTCGGTAACATATTTGAAGATCATGGGAATATCGGAGCCTCGCAATATCCATCGGATCGCGCCCAAGAATGCCGGTGTTGAATAGAAATTACGGCCGAAGGAGTAGGAATAGTTGTAGGATGCGGACACGGGGTACTTACCCGGATTGAGGGGGTCGTACACGGGGAAAGTCTGAATACCTGAAGTGAGGCAGCCGTTTTCGAAATCTCCGACGAAGATGTGCTTCACGTCCTCCAGACAGCGTGTGTCGGTCCATTCGAGGCGGGCGTTCGTTGATTTCACGAATTGCAGTTTTGCGATGCGGGCTTTCCGGCCGAGGTGATCGACAGCTCGGGCGCCGAGTCGCTGGGCGCGTTCCATAAAGTGCAGGGCAAAGAAACCCTGCATGTGCAAGTGGTCTACGAGGGCTTTCTCGATGAATTTCTTCGCCTGCCAGGATGCGAGCCATGCGGAAATCTCCGGGTCGTCGTCATACTCCCGGGCGATTTTGCCCTTTCGAAACACGTAGCGGTAGAGAAAGGCCCCCTGGCCGTAGAGTAGCCCCTTCTGGCGTTGGAGAATACCAGGCGCGAGGTTGTTGTCTTGGACCAGATCGCGGACCATGACGGGCATGTCGTTTCCAGGGCCATAGGGGACGATACGCTTGCCCATGACGTTCTGGTATGCGTATTCCCAGTTCGGATTCCGAGCGATGTTGAAAATTGTCGTATCGCCAGTTGTCCGGACGCTTGTGGAGAGAGAGTAGGCCGTCTGCCCTATTTGCAGGGCGAAGGCTGTGTCTGAAATTCGGTGTATTTTCGTTGTCATGCTTCGACTTTTTGGCCGTTGAAACTCAAAAGCAAAGGTTGATAAAATCGGCGGGCCTCCCCCGTGTCGGTGTTGACATATTCCTCGATGATCTCCGCGTTTCGGTGGTGGGCTTCCTGCGTTCGGGCGCGGAGTCGGGCGTGTCTGACCTCGACGATGCCTTCGCTTTTCTGCGCCGTTTCGTTGTAGGACATGAAGGAGAAGCCGAACGATATATTCCGTTTGGAGAGTTCCCGCATTTGCCGTATCGCGTCGAATAAATCCATGATGCAAAAATAGCCGCGGCCCCAGGTGGAATAAAGGACAAAAAAAGCGATTGAAACCTTGGATCAGCGATATTTTTTCGTACTTTTGTTCCCGTACATAGGGTTGAGTCGTGGGCCTAAAACTGACGAATTTAATCCGCTTTTGGGGAGAAATGGCGTTAATTTCTCCCCTTTTTTGTGCTTTGGGGACGGCAAAAAGTCCGTTTTTGCTTCTGGAAATCCCGATTTTTCCCGGTTTTGGGTGCTATATTTTCTTTTATTAACTGAAAATCAATGTTTTGAAATCTGAAACAAAAAAAGCGTTTCTTTATCTCAAATCGAAGCCCGCCCCGCCCTCTTTGTCGTTTGCGATTGCAAGCGTCCGAAAAGGTGATATATGAGGTCGGCGCCCGTTCCGG